GTCACGTGTAAGCGGTATTTTCTCGGCAGCATCTTTGCCCTCAGCAACGAGCTCGTCACAGGGGGATTCAGCGATCAGCTTATTCTTAACGGCATACTTAAATATTCGTTTTAGCGTTGTCACTACCTTTTGCTGCAGGCTTTTTGACTTTCCGGCCAGCTTCAGCATAACGCAGTCAACGTCCTCAGCTGTAACTTCGGACACTCGCATAGATCCGATTACCGGGCAAATATGATTATTGATCGCATTTTTGTAATCATATTTGCGTTTTTCACCGAGGCTACCTGTTTTCAGCCGATACCACTCTGCTGCATATTGATACACAAACGGATCGTCTACATCTCGCTGAGCAGCGACAAGCTCAGCCGTTTTAGCTTGAACTTTCTGACGCAACTCGGCTTTTGTCTTACCGTACACAGGGATCCACTTACCGTTGCACGGGTTTTTGATTTGTTTTCGATATAGCCCCGTTTTTTCGTTGTAAGAGAACTCAGGGGCATTTCTTTTGGGCATGGCATCTCCTTTAAAAATAGTCCTTGCGGAGCACCCCGCCCTGTGTTAATATCAAAAGGTAGACTACTCCCTTGGTCATGCTTGGTATGTTTTCTACGTGACCGTTCGGTGTTGCAGCACCGAGCGGTCTTTTTATTTTTCGCATTTAGCAAATAGCCAGCAAATAAGATTGTTGTCATATTTGTTCACGAAATTGTTCTCTTTTGCAACTATCCCGAACTTTTCAGCGCAATTCGCAGTTCCTCAGTTGCAGCTCAGCAAATGACCAGCAAATAAGATCATGCCTAGTACGGAACATATCTCGACACTCATAATGCAAGCGAGGAGATCGCTCGTTCGAATAATGGACAGCCCATATTCAACATGAAATGAGCTGTCCAGCAACTACTACTTATGGTTATTTGCCTTTATTCATCAGATTTATTATCTCCAAGTTCAAGAAGAGTTGTTGCTAATTTTTTCGCAACTTCGCTTGACATCACTATAGAAGTTACTTCTTCGCGAGTAGTACTACAAGATCCGTCCTCTTTAAAAAGTGGGCCATCCAGCGTAAATTGTATTGCCACCTCTTCTTTGCTATCACTAGAAGCACACCTAAATCCGTTTATATACAAATACATAATAACACCTCACATTTCCTTTAATTCTACTAATTCTGCATTACTTGGCTGATGATATGTTGTTTCTTCGGAATGCACTGCGCTCCATCTGTTCGCACCGGGAAAATCAATGATTTTGTCTTTCCCTTCTCTTGCCTTTGGAAGTTCCAAAACAAAAGGCGACTGCATTTCAATGTTAAGGACTTTCGATATTTTTACCAGCGTGGAAAGAGTATAATTATTATCTCCTGCTTCCCATTTTGAAACAAGCCCCTGCGTCACTCCTACTAATTTGGCAAATTCTTTTTGGCTAAGACCTGCTTCGTGACGTTTTATTGTTATTTCCGAAGCAATTAATCCCTGCATGGTAGATAACAGCAGCTCCTCTTCTGAAAAACCGTCTGATAGTAATTCGAGAAACTCTTTTGCAGACTTATTACTCATTTTTGAATCGTTCCTCCTCTTCCTCTAGCCTTCTTTTTGCAGGTTCTATATAGCTAGAATAGTTAGTTCTTCTTTTTCCGGCACGTTCGTAAAACGCAAGCAATAAAACAGGCTCGCTATTTGGCAAAAAACCATATAGAATCCGGATATTGAATAGTTTTGTGGCCAAATGCATACTAAATATTCCTTGACCAATGTTCTCAAACTCTGTAAGCTGCACTGCATCTAATCCTAGCTCAGCTAATAAACGTAGTTTGTTAACCATTAATATGAAAAACCGTTTCTCTCCACCAGTTTTTGAGATTATTTCGGTAAGTTCACTAATGAGTTCTTTATTATAAACAAATCCATTTATGAATTTGACAAGAAGCTGCAATACATTTTCTTTGTTCATATTATGCCCTCTTATCGTAATTATATTACTTAAAAGTAATAGTTTCAATAGTGAATCCCTCAAAAAACAATGAATCATATGTGTATATATTGCACAATGTAAACAAATATTCAAAAAACACTATTTATTTTATTAGAAACTATTACTTCTAATACTTTCAGAACAAGCACTTAAAAGATATAATCAAAATTATCTATATGGCTGCATGGCTGCACCGAGCGGTCTTTCTTTTGCCTGTTTGTATATCTGCTGCAGCTCCGGCACGGGGATATCCACGTTGAAGCGCATTCTTAACTGCCGCCGAACTACTCCCCAGCCCCACTTATATTCATCGACATAGCGGTGTAAGGCCCGGCAAATATCCTCACGGTTATGCATGGACTTCTGAGGCCTCGCGCAACAAGAGAGACTCACGGTACTGCTCGGCAGGGGGTATTTCGACAAATTCGACAGACTTGTCAAAATTATCCCTTACAACTTGTTTGATTTCTTCCAACGAAACGTTAAAAAACTCTCTTCGCTGATTTACAAAGTTTAGTTTTTTGTCCGCAAAGGCATTATGTAGCGCAGCTTCCAGCTTAGGCGCATCATCAGAGAAAATCATTGCGTGAACGTCAAATTTGAATGGGACAGATGCATCACCGAGTTCGTCGATTCTGTCCATCGGGTCAAGCCGCCGCGTCATGCCGATCTTGTAAACATTTTCGCCGAACGCGCCGATGTTTGATATGACATAGACATAGCCGGCACGCTGGTTTGCTTCACGGTACTCAACATCACCAAAGGCAGCGTCGATTTTCTCAAGCTGCTTTTCAATTTGAGCCTTGCGTTCACGAACGGCGTCAGCCTCGTCGTCGCTTGCTGCCGCAAGCTGCTCGTTGATTTTAGAGAGCGCGTTTTCATAGTGGCTTTGCTCTTTCTCGAGTTTTCGCCGCTCGTTTTCAAGCTCTTTGGCCAGCTTTGCCGCCTCACGCATTTCTGCTCGCGCCTCGCGCTGTTCTTCTTTCTCCTGCTGCTTTTTCTGCTGCCATTCAAACGATAGGTGAAGTTCATCAATCTTCATGCGATAATATCCGGCAGTTATTCCTATTCCCATGATCTGGCCGAGCTTAGATATTGCATCGCGCGATGCGGTTATGCGCTTTTCGCTTGACTCAATATTGTTATAACGGACATGCTCTACAATGTCATCGCACTCGGCATTGAAAGCGCGCAAGAGCAACTTTTGAATATCTGCGACCATCTTACGCCCTCTTGTCTGGCTGCCGTCGATAGACCATGTAGTGTTGCCCGTGACTGCCAGACCATCCTTGACAGCATCTTTTTGCCTCGCACGGATCTCCAAAAGCCGCGCTTTATAATTATCGGCTCGCGCAAATTCAAAGTGCGGTGTGTATAAGCCGAAGCTTTGAAGCAAAGCGGCCTCTTCGGTTTCAATCAGCTCATTCTTTACTTCCGCCAACCGCTTTTTCGTGCTAAGAAGCTCACTCTTTGCCTCTTCATTCTTAGCACGAATTTTAAGTGCTTCGGATTTTGCGTCAACAAGATCGCCCTGATCTGTTGACAATTGAGCTCGCAGCAGAGAATTTTCGTGCCTCAGATACACAACATCGTCATTTCGCGAGTAGTGCTCAACAATAGGTTTCACAGGAGGCTCGGGCTCATGGCAATAGCCTTCGTTTTGAGTTGTTATTTGAGTGGGTTTAACGGTTTCTATTGCGGTGGCGGTTGTATTTGCTGTTGGCATAGATTTAGATTCGTTGCCTGACTGCTTCGCTTTCTTTGCTGCTTTTTCCGACTCGGTCGGCTTAAGTAACAATATAGCGGCGATAATGCACATCACGGCGACAACCACATCAAAAAAACCCACAGGCGAAGAAAACAACGCACTCAAAGCAATGCACGCCAGCACTATTCCCAAAAAGTTCTTGAATCCTCTCGTCATTTTATCTATCCTCCCTACAAATTTTAACCTACCACGTCATTTTATCACCCTACAATTCCCAACGCAATTATGACAATTTATAATAATTCAGGTCAAAATTGCACAAAATACACAAAAATAGTGTGTGGCGTTCTGATTTCAGAATTTTTCCGCACAGGAATGTGAATGGGTGGTAATATGGGCGACACAGGCAAGTGCAGCGTAAAGCACTACAGGACATATGCGGGAATCAGCCAGCGTGCACTTTCACGGATGGCAGGGACATCGGCGAGTACAATTTGCGAAATCGAATCAGGAAAACGGCTGCCGAATGTCGCGCTTGCTATCAGGATAAGCCGCGCGCTGGGAAGAACGGTAGAAGAATTATGGGAAGCTGATTAAAAAGGGAGAATGATATGGAAACAAAAGAGGTAATGGAGAGAAAAGTGTTACTTACGGAAATAATCTGCATGCTCAAAGAAAAGCCGGTAAAAGATCTGCGCTTTGTGTATCATCTGCTGCTGCGCATGGCATAGCTAAGCGACGCCTATGGGGTGAGCCCGTCGCCGCTTCACTATGCGTGCGTATAAAATACGCATAAATTTTGCTGAAACCTATTGACAAATACGCATTCAATGCGTATAATAATAACTGTAAGGAGGGCAGCCGATGAAAACAAAAGACCTTATCGAGCTTTTAGAGCGAAACGGCTGGAAGTTCAAACGGCACGGCGCAAACCACGACATATACGTAAAAGACGGACAAAGGGAAAGCGTCGTAAGGCACAGAGAAACCGACGAAGAGTTAGCAAAAGCCATCATCAAGCGGCGCGGGCTGAAATAAGCCCACCGCCCTTGGTGACAATCGAATATATCAGCGCATTTCAAGGAGGTAATCAAAATGAAAAACGCATATCCTATCATTATGACGCAAGGAAAAGAGTTCATCGTGGTATTTGTCCCCGATTTTAATATCAATACGCAGGGCAAGGACATTCCGGACGCGATCGAGATGGCGCGCGACGCGATCGGGCTTATGGGAATTGATATGCAGGACGACGGCGAAGTGCTGCCGGAAGCGTCGAGCATTGCAAACGCACAAGCCGAAGCGCCGGACGGCGCGATCGTTTCGCTGGTTGACGTTGATTTCGCGGAGTATCGCAGGAAGAACGATATGCGAGTTGTGAAGAAGAACTGCACAATTCCGTCGTGGCTTAACTTTGAAGCGGAGCGGGCCGGCGTGAATTTTTCCGCCGTTCTGCAAGCGGCACTCAAAAACGAATTGCATATCACAAGCAGATGATCAGAGAAAGACAAAAGGGCGGCATTTCTGCCGCCCTTTTTCGCTCCCTCTTACGGTAAGGGTTCACCGCTTTTTTCAGTCCTGACTTTCGGCTCAGGTTATCCGCACGACAAACAAAGAGACAGACCAATCAACGGTCTGTCTCTTTGTCCTTTTCATCGGCTTCGGCGGCGACGCTGTTATAGATATTCTCAAGCACCTGCCATTCGCTGCCGTCGGGGTCGAAGCGCAGCAGGGCGGTTATAAGCCTTGAGCGGAAGCTTTCGGGACTGTCCTTCATAAGCGAGCCGAGCAGATCGCCCATTTCCTCCTCGCGCGTCCTGACCTCATACGGCTTGCCGACGCCCGTGCGCAGCCATGTTTCACTGACGCCAAACTCCCGGCAGATGAGCTTGATGATAGGCTCTTTCTGTTCAGGCTTTTTAAGACGATTATACTCAAGGTTACTTACGGCGTCGCGGCTTATCCCGAGCCGTTTGCCGAACTCGGTTTGACTCAGTCCTAAATGTTCGCGGACTTCTTTAATCCTTGTGTGCAAAGGTTTCACCTCCTCGTGAAGATAATACTATTTATTATTGCGTTTGTCAACACAAATTATTTGCGAAAACTGCGTTAAAAAGTGTTGACAAACGCATTTGCTGTGTATATAATGTGTTCGTAAACACTTAGCCAACACAACGAGGCAATGAAAGGAGGTGAGCGGGATGAGCGAGAAGAAATTATGCCGGAGCGTGTTCGCTGTCCGGCGTGAGTGGGACAAGGACGCCACACGAGATGAAACCTTTAAGCACTTCGGCTACGAGAATGTGCATGCGCCAAAACACGGCACAGGCTGTTGGGCGAACGACGGCGAGACTATCCCACGCAATATACAGGAGCTGCCCGAGGCGCTGGAGCTGATCGTTGAGCCAAATGAAAAGGTCCGGCTCATATTCGACTACGACCCGAACTTTCCGAGAGCACTGTTTCAATGCGTGCGCTGGCCGGCGGATGAGAAGCAGATCACAGAATCGGAGTATACGAGCACCCCGGAGGGATGAGCTTGGATAGGGATGGCTCATCATCGGCTTTCAAAAACACGTCCATCGCCTCAAGCCCCGTTGAACCCAAGACCCTATCGGTCATGAACGCAAGGCTGTCAATTTGTTTGTATACAGCTTCTCTCTCGGCAGGCGTAAGACCGCGCAAGTCAACTCTGTATTTTTTCATGCCGTTACCTCCGTTCCGGCTCATCGGAGCGGCCGACGAGGTAATCGAGAGAAACGTCGAAGAAATCGGCCAGGGCGATAAGGACAGTCACAGCAGGGATTACTTTTCCGTATTCGTATGACTGGTATACACGCTCGGCAACCCCGGCAATTTCGGCCGCGCGTTTCTGTGTTACCTTATACTGCTTGCGGAAGCGCTTTAAAGCGTCAGACAGGTTCATGGTAATACCTCCAAAAACATAATGACAAAAAGGTATTGACACGATAAATATAGCGTGATATATTACAAATACACGATAAATATATCGTGAAAATACAGAAAGAGAGGAGAACTTGAATATGGAACTGAGAGCGGCCCGCGAGAAGTCCGGCAAGACACAGGCGCAGGTCGCAAAGGAAGTGGGAATTGCTGAACGGCTTTACCAGTCATACGAATATGACCGGAACGAGCCGGGAGTGCGGACGGCGATCCGCATAGCAAGAGCTGTTGACAGCAGCGTTGAAGAGTTGTTCGGGCGGTAACCCCGGACGGCTCAGGCAAAGAATAACACAAACACCAAACCGACGCAAGAGAAAAGGAGGTGAGCGGGATGAACCGAAAGATTGAATGGATCATCAACCAAAACTGGGACGAGCAGACAGAACCATTGATAAAGCTGAGATACGCCGATGCTGCTCCGGTCAAGCGAACGCCGATGAACCGGTTTGACTTAATAACCTTTCTTGATGAGCTTATCAGGATCGACACCCTGAGACCTAAGGTGCTGCGAGATCTTCCGTTATGAACGCTCACGCCGTAAGACCGTTAAGCGTGTTAAACTTCAACACACTGTTTAACAGCGTCCCTGACGCATCTGGAAGATACACATTCCATACGTAAGGAGGTAGTACCCATGACCTATGCGGAAAGCTACATACAGATAAATAATACTTGGCATCTGCTTTTAATAGTAAAGACTTCCGAGCCTACAGCGTTTGGCAGTTTAATCAGCTTTGAATCAGGTGATTACACCTGCATTTACAGTGTGAATACGCCAATGAGAACGTTCGTAGAAGATGGTGAGTACTACTACTGGTTCTTGCCGACCTCAAAGAAAGTTATACCCACATCTGAAATAACTCCGGCGGCACTCGACGCAGCCTACAGAGAGGGGGTCAACAGCATATGACTAAGGATGAAGCAATCGAAAAAATGAAGGAAAAAGGCGCGGACGATGCGCTCAATCTGCGCGGACGCGCAAGCACGATGGACGGCACGGCGATAATCGCGGAGGAAAGCAAAGTGCCGGACTTCGACGCGACGAAGGACTACAGCGCATGTCCTGTGGGAACGCCGGTAGCTGACGAGGGTCAGGTGTGGAAGCTTATCCAGCCCTACAACGCGGCAAACTACAGCGGCAGACCGTCCACTCTGCGCGCGCTGTGGGGGCTGTGCCACACGACAGACCCGGCTAAGGCTAGGAGAACAACAGCCCTCGGCGCACCTGCCGAGGGCTGAAAAAGCATCATAAGAA